CAGTTACACCTATGTATTGGGGATAGGTATACTTACCGAAGAAGATTTAAATTACCCAGATAAAACATACAAAGCCGGCAAACGTATTCCCCTGATTTGTAAAGATGCCAATGCTGATCCCAACAACAGAGTAAACACAGTATACGGAAAGTTTGATTTTTTTATCAACAATCTTGTACTGAACAGTGTTATTGGTTTTGAGCAAGGATGCAATAATACCAATGTGATGAATTTTAGTTTTGATATTATTGAGCCATACAGCATGGGACTATTCATGTTGACCTTGCAACAAGGTGCTCAGGCAAACGGATGGGACAATTGGCGAGAGTGCCCGTTCGTACTAACAATTGATTTTCGTGGAAATACTGAAACTGGATTAATAAAAAATATTCCAAATACCGCTAGACAAATTCCGTTCAGTTTTGTAGACTTGCAAATGACAGCAAGCGAACGAGGTAGTGTATACAAGTGTACAGCCATGCCCTGGAATCAAATAGCTTTAACAGACGATGTTGCCAACACTAAAAGCGATAGTTCAGCAGTAGGGGCTACTGTACAAGAAATTTTACAATCTGGTGAAAACAGTTTACAAGCTGTTCTTAATCAACGTATGAGAGAAATGGAGAAACAAGGTATTGTAAAAAAAGCTGACGAATATTTGATATTGTTTCCAGAAGATGTTGCAAGTAGTGCAGACGGAAGTCAAAGCGCAGACAACACAGAAGATACCAGTACGGCTACCGAAGCAATTACTGATACTCCCAATGCTGCCAGCTTGTATAGTGTACTGGGTGTGTCTCGAAGTAAAACCAATCAAACACTGGTACAAGATGCAGGCAATTGCAACACCATAGGCAAAGCCAGTTTGGGATTTGACGAAAAGCGCAAAGGTGATCCGTCATTTGGTAGAGATCACGACATATACGATTCAAAGACTGGTGTGTTTAATCCTGGGAAATTTAAAATTGATGGCAAAAGCACTGAAATGAGATTTAGTCAAGATACCAGTATTCCGGCAGCAATTAATCAAGTCATACTTCAAAGTAATTTTGTAAACACAACTCTTGACAGTAGTAAAATAACCGCATCTGGTTTTAGAGAATGGTATCGCATCAGTCACAAAGTTTATACCATAGCTGACACACAACTCAATACGGGATTAAAACCTAGATTGATTGTGTATCAAGTGGTGCCGTACAAAGCTCATGCTAGTAGATTGTTGCCCCCGGGAGTCAAAGGCCCAGGTTTTAAATCGTTAGAAAATGAAGCTGTTAAACAATATGAATACATCTACACAGGACATAACGTAGATATTATAAGATTTGATATCAAATTTGTAAACGGATTTGTGTATATCATGGGCGCAGACGGCTTGACAAAAACGCAGGACAAAGTCACAGCCAATCAAACGGGCGCACAAGAGCCAGACAAAACAACAAATGTTAAATTCATGCCGGACGGCAAACCAATTTCAAAAGAAGTTGGCATAACGCCTACAATTTTAAAATGGGTCAACACACTGACCGGTCAGGATCGTGGCGGCGGCGGCGGCCAGGAAGGCGAAGCGCAACGTGCGGCCAAACTGTTCAATCAAGCAATCAATAATCCATTCGACATGTATAACTTGGATATGACAATCATTGGAGATCCGTATTATATTGCACAAAGTGGTACCGGTAATTACACCAGCGAGCAAGCCACCAGTAATTTGAATACTGACGGTAGTGTAAATTATGAAAGTGGAGAAGTTGATATTTTAGTTAAATTTAGGACTCCTATAGATATCAATCAAAGTACAGGATTATATAACTTTGGTGGAACCAGCAAGACTGCCCCAGTAATACAGTTCAGCGGACTGTATTGTGTACAGACTATTACCAGCACATTTGTAGACGGAAAATTTACACAAACACTAACGGGTTTTCGTAGACCCACTCAAGAATTCGAAGAAGAACCAACGGCAGCAGATGTGCCGTCGACCACTAGAACAGTAGTTGAAGAACCTACCATATACACAGATGAGTAACTGAAAACACAATGTCAAACGATCAAACAAAAATCAGTGCTCAGGGATCCGAACCACGTCCTGGCCCATTCTTGGCCCGCGTAATCAGCCATATGGACAGTACCTCTATGGGTATGCTACAAGTTGAGCTGTTAAGACCAACTGGTAATACTGGAGATTCTGGTCAACTGCATCAAGTAAAATACATGAGTCCATTTTATGGAGTTACCAGCGCAGATTTTGTTAGAGAAGATCCCAACAACTATAATAACACTCAAAAGAGTTACGGCTTCTGGGCAGTTCCTCCTGATGTGGGAACTACAGTTGTTGTAATTTTTATCGATGGCGACCCAAAGCGTGGTTACTGGATGGGATGTGTTCAAGACGAAGGCATGAACTTTATGGTTCCTGGCATTGCCGCTACCAGCAATGTAGTTGACGAAACAGACAGAATGCCTGTAGCGGAATATAACAAACAAATAAATTCAGTACAAGCCACTGGTGAGACTAAAAATAAAAAACCTCGGCACCCGTTGGCAGATGCATTACAATCTCAAGGATTATTAAAAGATGATATTCGCGGACTCACAACCAGTAGTGCTCGTAGAGATATACCTAGCATGGTGTTTGGTTGGAGTACACCAGGCCCAGTTGATAAGCGCCCCGGGAGTCCTCGTGGCCCAATAGGAAAAGAAGATTATAAAATTCCAAATGCGTTTGTGGGGCGGTTAGGCGGCAGTACTTTTGTCATGGATGATGGCGATGATAAATTCCTCCGCAAAACATCGGCGGAGTCAGGCCCACCGGTATACGCCAGTGTATTGCAAAACGAAACAGACGGTGATGTAACTATTCCACACAATGAGCTTATTCGATTGAGAACAAGAACTGGCCACCAAATATTGTTACACAATAGCGAAGACTTGATTTATATTACAAACAGTCGAGGAACAGCTTGGATAGAGTTAACCAGCAATGGTAAAATTGATATCTATGCCAAAGATAGTGTCAGTGTGCATAGTGAAAATGATATCAATTTTACAGCAGATAGAGATATCAACTTTACAGCCAAAGGCGATATCAATGTAAATTCAACTGGAAATACAAATATAACTGCAACAAAAAATACAAATATTAATAGTGCGCTTCATTATGAAACAGCTGGCAAAATTAATATGAACGGTCCTACGGTTGCCACCAAAGCATTTAAAGCAAGTAGAATTCCACAAACAGAACCATGGGCTGGGCACGAAAATTTAGACCCTGCTGGTTGCACCCCCGACAAGACAAAAGCAGTAGCTACGCCTAAGCTGGTAGAGCCAGCGGCATTTGGTATGTATTCAACAACTACAGATACTTTTAATAAAGTACAGGGATCAGAATAATGAGCACAAATTTATACGATAAAATAACACTACCAGCTCGTCCTAACCCGTCGATTGCCGGCCCGCAAATGTACAAGGGATTCAGTACAATTAATCCTAATACTCAGAACTTTATTCTCTATGACTTTGAATTAATCAAACAAGATTTGCTCAATCACTTTAATATACGACAGGGCGAACGCCTAATGCAACCCAACTTTGGATGCATTATTTGGGACTTGATTTTTGAACCATTAACTGATCAAGTCAAAGATCTTATTCTACAAAATGTCAATCAGATTTTAAATTATGATCCTAGAATACAGGCCGGTAATGTGCTTGTAACACCCTACGACACTGGTTTGCAAATAGAATGTACATTGAAGTATTTGCCCTACAACATTAGTCAAGATCTACGATTGAAGTTTGATCAAGCCAACGGCTTGCTTACTCAATAAACTACGCACATATTTTTATCTAATAAATACACTTATTAGGACACATTATGAGCTCAACGGATAGACAAAATAACCTGTTAGTTTCAGAAGACTGGCAGAAAATTTATCAATCTTTCAAGAATGCAGACTTCCAAAGCTATGACTTTGAAAACTTGCGTCGTACAATGATTGACTATATCCGTACGAATTTTCCTGAAGATTTCAACGACTACATAGAGTCAAGCGAATACCTTGCTCTAATCGACCTTATTGCATTTGTAGGACAAAGCATAGCATTTCGTGTGGACTTGAACGCTCGTGAAAACTTTTTAGAACTGGCAGAACGCCGAGACAGCATATTGCGGTTAAGCCGAATGATCGGTTACAATGCCAGCAGAAATGTGCCAGCCAAGGGTCTGCTAAAATTTAGCACTATACAAACCACAGAAAATGTGTCAGACAGTAATGGTATCAATTTAGCTGGGCAAGTTATTACGTGGAATGATCCAAGTAATTCCAGTTGGTACGATCAATTTATTAAAATACTAAATGCCGCATTGCCGACCACACAACAATTTGGCAATCCAGTTGACCAAGCCAGTATCTATAATATTTCTACAAGTCAGTATAGATTCAATGCTAGAAACACAGATATTCCTGTATACGGTTTTACCAAATCGGTTGCTGGCCGTAGCATGAATTTTGAAATTACCAGTACAACATTTGCTAACAAAACTGTAATATACGAAGAAGCTCCTAAGGTAGGAAATCATTTGGCGTTCATTTACAAAGACGATGGGTACGGCGCTGGCAGTACTAACACTGGTTTCTTTTTAAATTTTACACAAGGCAATCTAAACCAAGGTGCATTTAGTGTTACTCAACCCAGTAGTAATCAAACCATTGATATTAATACACAAAATATCAATAATAACGATGTGTGGTTATACAGTTTAAATCAAAGTACTGGTTTGGAAGATACCCTATGGACACAAGTCCCTGCGCTAACTGGTAACAATATTATCTATAACAGTTTAAGTAAAAATATCAAAACTATCTATAGCGTAATTACTCGAGCCGGAGATGCAATTAGCCTGGGTTTTTCTGACGGTATATTTGGAGATCTACCGTTAGGCAATTTTAGAAGCTATTATAGAATTAGTAATGGTTTATCATACACAATATCTCCAAGCGATATCCTAAATGTGGCAATCAGTGTTCCTTACACCAGTAGTAGAGGTCAAGCAGAAACATTAACAGTGACATTGAGTTTGGTAAACAATGTGTCAAATGCCAGCGGCACTGAGACCAATGCAAATATCAAAGCAAATGCTCCGCAAACATATTACACACAAAATCGTATGATAACCGGCGAAGATTATAGCATTAGTCCGTTGAGTGTTACACAAAAAGTTGCCAAAGTAAAAAGTATTAATAGAACAAGTAGCGGCATCAGTCGTTATTTTGATCTAACAGACCCAACTGGAAAATACAGTAGCACTAATTTATTTGCAGATGATGGAGTTGTTTATCAAGATTTATATACCTCCAGTACAAATTTTTCTTACATGACCAAGACCGATGTAGAAGGAGTTATCTATAATACAATTTTTCCTATATTGAATGACCCCAATCTACGCAACTTCTATTATGCAAACTATATTAATTATATTTCTGAAAGTTTAGCAATCCAGTGGGTCAATGTAACAACTGACAGTAACAGCAGTACTGGTTATGTAGGAGACTCTAGTTTAATTCCTAAGAAATTGTCCAGTTATACCAGTACCGATTTAAAATATTTCACCAACGGTGCCTTGGTTAAATTTCTTGCCCCAGCAGGACGATATTTTGATACTACTCATCAAAATGCGTTAATGACACTTCCGGAGTCTGGTATATTACCTTTTGGCGGCGTTGAGTATTTGTGGGCGCAGGTTGCATCTGTGGTTGGAGATGGCCTTGGCGACGGGGAAAACAATTCAGGAAAGACAACCATTAATGGTGGACTATTTGGTGTAGTAACATTAAATGAAATAATTCCAACCAGGGCAATTATCAGTCAAATAATTCCACAATTCAGTTCAACAATTGGTTCAACTGTAGTTACTACCATGATTGATTTGATTTTTAATAATAAACCGTTTGGTTTAAGATATGATGCGGGAACACAAAGCTGGCAAATTATTTTTGAAACCAACTTGAATACTACCAGCGGCTTTGGTTTGGGATATCAAGGCGATACAACTAATACACAACAAGATTCAAGCTGGTTGCTGTTGTTTACCACCAATAACGAATATTACACTGTGAACACACGATTATTACGTTACATATTTGAAAGCGACAAAGCTGTATCGTTTTATTTTGACAGCTCATTAAAAGTTTACGACACCGTTTCTAGTACAACTATATTGGATAGTTTAAAGATATTGAGTATTAATCCCCAACCTGATAGCACTGTGCCATTTACAACTGATCTCAACTGGCAAATTATCAGTGCGTATACTGGACAAGATGGTTATGTTGACCCTAGTAAAATTGTAGTTGCATTTGCAGATACACTGAACAATGGAATTGTTGATAATCCTCAATTATTTTTAGATATAGTAGCTCCAAGCACCAGTCCTTTGACAAAATATATTGTACAACAAAAATATTTGATCAGTCAAGGTCAAGAAGATTATCGTTATGTGAGTAATGCAAATGGACTTGTAAAAATACTTGCAACTCAAGGATCGGTAGGCAGTTTAACTCAATATTCTGACGGACAATATTTTTATTTTGTAGACAAAGCAGTGGTTAAAAAATATGATGCTACCACTAGTACGTTAAATGCCAGTTTAGATTATAAAGTTTACGTTGGAAGAGACAAATTAAAATTTCAATACACTCACAATGCAGACTATAATAGTCGTATTGATCCGGGCGCCAGCAATATTATTGATGTATATGTGTTGACAGTTGATTATGACACACAATTTAGACAGTGGCTATCGGGCGCAAATGTTAAAGAACCAATGAGTCCAAGCAGTAGCGAACTTAATAGTTTATTATCACCTAATTTAAATTTAATCAAATCTATTTCAGATGAAATTGTTTATCATCCAGTGAGTTATTTGTTATTGTTCGGCCCGCAAGCCCCTGATAATTTACAAGCTACATTTAACGTTGTAAAAAATCCCACAAGCACAGCCAGCGATAATGACATTATTGCAAGAATCATTGCGGCATTCAATAGATTTTTTACACTGGATAACTGGAATTTTGGCGATACATTTTATTTTACCGAACTATCAACTTATGTAATGAATCAACTCACACCGGACATTACCAACTTTGTCATTGTTCCTAAACAAGGCAATTTATATTTTGGTGCATTATTTGAAATAAAATGCCCAAGTAATCAGATATTGATTAGTTGTACCACAGGTGCAGATATTAAAGTAGTTGCCGGATTGACCAGCGACAATTCAAGAACAGTTACAGGCAGCGGATTATCATCTGTAGTAACAAGTCAAAACATAACTAGTGCAACCTTTGGAGTAACTAATGGCAAATAAAAACAATCCATTAGGAAATACAAATCTTACTGTAAACTTTCTTCCTAAATTTTATCAGTCAGATTCTAATAAAAAATTCTTACAAGCTACATTAGATCAGTTATATCAGCCTGGCAGCATTAAAAAAATTAACGGTTTTGTGGGCCGAGAAAATGCCAAATCTTCTACTGGTACAGATATCTATATCGAAGCCAGCGATCAAGTACGACAAGATTATCAGTTAGAGCCAGCTATAACTATAACAGACAATATTGGTAACCAAACGTTTTTTAAAGATTATATTGATTATATTAATCAAATTAACACATTTGGCGGCAACACAGCCAACCATGCTAGGTTAAACAAACAAGAATTTTATTCTTGGGATCCGCACATTGACTGGGATAAGTTTGTTAACTTCCAGAATTATTACTGGGTTCCATACGGTCCTGATACAATTAGAATCCAAGGACAACAAAAAGCAGTTACCAGTACATATACTGTCTCAATTGAACGAGAACTAAGCAATAACGAATACTTGTTTACGCCTAATGGCTTTACTCGTAACCCTGTATTAAAATTATATCGCGGTCAAACTTACACGTTTGAAATCAATAGCCCCAGCAATCCTTTCAGCATTAAAACAGCACGTACTCCAGGACAAGCTGACAGGTACTTAGTCGATACTATTGATAACCATGGAGTTGAAATTGGAACCATAACATTTACAGTTCCATTAGATGCTCCTACATTGCTGTTTTATCAAAGCGAATCAGATCTTCAATTGGGCGGAGCAATACAGGTGTTGAGTATCACAGCAGACACTTATATTGATGTTGAAAACGAATTGTTGGGTAAAAAACATTATAAATTATCCAACGGCACACAACTTAGTAACGGAATGAAGTTGGCATTTTTAGGAAATGTAACTCCTACTGAATATGCTTCTGGAGAATTTTTTGTCGAAGGAGTCGGTGTTGCTATCAAATTAATTTCTACAAGCAGATTAGAAATTATCAATCCTTATACTGAAGAAAAAACAATACCGTTTGATAGTGATAAGTTTGACACACAACCGTTCAGCGATGCTACAGGCTATGCTGGCCAATCGGACTATATTGTAATTGATAGAGGCAGTAACGATGCCAACAACTGGAGTCGATACAATCGATGGTTTCACAAAGATGTCATTGCCGCAAGTTCTTTGTATAACGGTAACCCGGTTAATTTAGATCAAACTGCAAGAGCTATTAGACCTATTATAGAATTTAATTCAGATTTAAAACTTGCAAATTTTGGCACTACAGCTATTGCCGATGTTGATGTTATTGACGATTACACAACTGATGCATTCAGCACAATTGAAGGATCTTTTGCATACAGTGTTGACGGAGTTTCTTTAGCAGAAGGTCAACGAGTTATTTTTACTGCTGATCCAGATATATTAGTTAAAAATAAAGTTTTTAAAGTTACATTTGTTAATGTATTGCACCTTAATAGCGGTAGTAGACAAATTCATCTAGAAGAAATTTCTTCACCTGTATTGAATCAAGTAGCACTAATTAAATTTGGAATCAAACACCAAGGTAGCGCATTTTGGTATAATGGTACTACATGGGTACGAGGCCAACTTAAAACCAAAGTAAATCAGGCACCGTTGTTTGATGTAGTAGACGAAAATGGTATAAGTTATGGTGATAACAGTGTTTATAACGGATCAACATTTATAGGAACAACTTTGTTTTCTTATAAACTTGGATCAGGAACCAACGACAGCGCATTAGGGTTTCCTTTGAGTTACAGAAATATCAGTAATATTGGCGATATTGTTTTTAATTTTACGTTAGCCACTGATACATTTCAATACAAACAGGAAACTGCTCTTTTAACACAAGCGATCAATGTGGGATACCTTGTGGGACAAACATTTGCTGGAAAACCAACTTATAAAAATGGCTGGCAGCTTTGCACAGCTACAAATACACAAGCCGCTATAAGAATTTATAAAAATTCTGGAATCACAAATTATTTTAATATAGATATTTTTGATGACATTACAAACCTATCAGATCTAGTAGTTAGAATTTATGTGAATGGACATAGACTAGACCCAATGGCGTGGACGCTGATTGATACACCGTTTTACAAACAAGTACAATTGAGAACAGATATTGCATTAAGCGATGTATTAACTATACGAGCATTTGCGGCTCAACTGATCAACACTGTTGGTTATTATGAAATTCCTGTGAATTTGCAAAACAATCCATTAAACGATATCATGGGAGATTTTACACTAGGTGAAGTATCGGACCATGTGAATTCAATAGTTGATAATTTAGATACAACCTTCGTAGGAGTATTTCCAGGAAGCGGCAACTTGCGAGATTTGGGCAATGTGACACAATATGGTACAAAATTTGTACAGCATAGCGGCCCAATGAGCCTTGCAATCTATCATATTACTAGCGAATCTAATAATGTTATTCGAAGTGTACAGCAAGCCCGAGACGATTACAATAATTTTAAAAGAAATTTTATTAAAATTGCTAGTAGTTTGGGAGTAGACGGCGATACTGTTACAATAACAAATCTAGTGTTGCAAAAAATCAACAAAGATAAACCAAAAACAAGTCCTTATTATTTTAGTGACATGGTTCCGTATGGTGCATGTGTAGTAACAGATCTTAATGTTGTTGATTATAGAATTAAACAATATCCGTTAACAAAGCCGTTCGTATTAACAGCACTGAGTAATGATGCTGTGGGTGTGTATTTAAACGGTGTACAACTAGTTTACGAACAAGATTACAGATTCCTTGATACCGGATTTGTTGTAATTGACAGCTCGGTTAATATGAACACAGGTGATGTAATTACCACGAGAGAATACGACAGTACCGACGGATGTTTTGTACCAGCAACTCCAACTAAAATGGGCATATGGCCAAAATTTGCTCCAAAAATTTATACAGATACTTCATTAGTAACACCGCGTGTTATGATACAAGGGCATGACGGTAGTCAAATTTTGGCTTATGGTGATTACCGTGACAATCTGATTTTAGAATTAGAAAAAAGAATTTTTAATAATATTAAAGTTCAATACGATACGGCAATTTTTGATGTTACTGATATAATTCCGGGATACAACAGAAAAACAGATTATAGTTTGTCTGAATTTAACGAAGTATTGGCGCCTAATTTTTATAAATGGACTGCATTGTCCGGCAGAGATTTTACAAAACCATTGGGTACATTTGCTGTTGAAAATACCTTTACATATAATTATTCTGACACTGTTGGACCTGACGGTAACCCAGTTCCAGGATATTGGAGAGGAATTTATCGCTGGCTGTTAGATACCGATCGACCTAATTTATGTCCATGGGAAATGTTAGGGTTTAGTATTGAGCCCAAGTGGTGGGCCACTGTGTATGGCGTTGGGCCATATACTGGAGATAATCTTCCAATGTGGCAAGATATTAGTGATGGTATGGTGCGTGAACCTGGCGTGCCTGCGGTTAAACTAAACAAGTATGTCAAGCCGTTTTTAATGAATCATATTCCAGTTGATAGCAATGGAACATTATTAAGCCCAATTGATTCTGGACTAGTTTCTGGCACAACTGTTTTCACAATGGATGGTGGGTTTGTGTTCGGTGATGTAAATCCAGTTGAAGCTGCCTGGCGTCGTAGTAGTCATTATCCATTTAGTATACTCATATCTGCTATACTGTTGAATCCTGCAAAAACTTTTGGTTTGTTGTTGGATAGAGCCAATATCAAACGTAACCGTGCAGGACAGCTGATTTATGCAAACACTAATCTACGTGTACGCCCAACTGATATTATGCTACCCAGCATTTATTCAAGCGCGACTCGTGTACAAACTGCGGGACTAGTTAATTATATTGTAGATCATATTCTAAACTTTGTGTTTAGTAACAATATTAGAAGTTATAATCAGTATGCCACTGACTTAGATACGTTAACCAGTCGAATTAGCTATCGAGTTGGCGCATTTACTAGCAAAGAACAATTTAACTTATTGTTGGATAGTAAAACGCCGTTAAGTACAGGCAGTGTTTTCATACCCCAAGAAAATTATCAGGTCAATATTAATACTTCTAGCCCTATTAAGAAAATAACTTATAGCGGAGTTATTATCACCAAGTTACATTCTGGCTATGAAGTCAAAGGCTACAGTACTACACAACCGTATTTTAAATATTATCCTTATTTGCAAACAGGCCAAAGAATCAATGTTGGCGGCATCAGCGAAGGTTATACAAACTGGACACCTGGCCAACAGTATGTTGCTAATTCAGTTATATTGTACAAAGGACAATATTATCGAACACTATCTTCTACAACAGCGGCCGCAACATTTGACCCAACGGCATTTAGCTACCTAGGGGAATTGCCAGTTGTGGGCGGTGCCAACGCTGTTCTAAGAAAATTATGGGATAGAAATAAACCAGTGGTAGTTCCTTACGGTACAGAATTTACAAAAATTCAAGATGTAGTTGATTTTTTACAAGGCTACGGCGAATGGCTAACTGATCAAGGATTTGTTTTTGATGACTTTAACAGTAATTTAAATGCTGTTTCTAATTGGGAAAATAGTGCTAGAGAATTTTTATTCTGGACTACACAAAACTGGAATTCTGGAGCTGACACGTGGGCAGACTGGACCCCTGCCGAGCCAGTTACATATGGAACTATTGTAAAATATAATGGAGATTATTACAGTGCATTGTATAACATAGCTGCCACTGATGTGTTTGACCCTATCAAATACAGCAAATTAGAGGGATTGAGCAATGTTGGTAGCAGTGTCATTAGTTTAAGTCCAGGTGCAAACAAACTAACATTTAACACCACACTAGCTGTGGTAGATAATATCAGCAATCAATTTTACGAATATGAAATATTCAAAGTTGATGGAACTCCGTTGGCTCCATTATTTTTAGACAGCTACAGAGAAAACAATATTGTCAGTTATAGTCCTCGAACCACAGATGGTATATATGGTGCTAGTTTTTATCTAATACAAAATGAACATGTTGTTACAATAGACAATACTACAATTTTCAACGATGTAGTTTATAATCCACAAAGTGGTTATAGACAAGAACGTATCAAAGTATCAGGTCATGTCAGCATTGACTGGTACGGTGGACTCGATGTTCCCGGTTTTATATTTGACCAAGCCAATATTAAGCAATGGCAGATATGGCAAGATTATGCCCTTGGAGATATTGTAAATAACCAAGGGTTTTATTACAGTGCATTATCTGCATTGTCTGGGACAGAAAAATTTAATCCAAACAACTGGGTACAGCTAACAACAAAACCAACACCTAAATTAATCCCCAACTGGACTTATAAAGCAAGCCAGTTTACTGACTTTTACAGTCTTGACGATGATAATTTTGATACTGCTCAGCAAAATATGGCACATCATTTGATTGGATATCAAAAACGTCAATACCTTAATAATATTATTCAGGATAATGTAAGCGAATTTAAATTCTTTCAAGGTATGATTCGTGAAAAAGGCACACAAAACAGTCTTAATAAATTGTTTGATGTGCTAAGTTCTGACAATAAAGAAAGTCTTAAATTTTATGAAGAGTGGGCAGTACGTGCCGGGCAGTATGGTGCCAGTAGAGCCTTTGAAAATATTGAATTTTTGTTAGACGAAGGTGTTTTTAGATTAAACCCTCAAGGATTCCAACTGGTAACCACTCCAGATGTTAATCTCAACGATACTTTTATCATACAACAAAAATCCACAGATGTGTATTTAAAACCGTTGGGTTACGATACAAAACCTTGGCCACTATTAACAAATTATAAACCTTTCTTACGTAGTGCTGGTTATGTTAATTCAAAAGAAGTATCTATAAGTCTTGGATACCTGTCAGAAATTGCTGATTTGGACATTGCCACAATCAACGAAGGAGCCTACATATGGGTAGCTTTTGAAGGACCCAGTTGGAATCTATATAGATATACAGATATTCATATGGCTGTAACAAATGTTACTTACAACGACTCTTCAAAAATTTTAACAATTACAGCACAAGATCTAACTGGATTTGTGCCAGGGTCGTGGATTGGACTTGCTCAGGTAGAAAAATTAAAAGGTTTTTATCAAATAATCAGTGTTGAACTAAACACATTTACAGTTTCAACAATTATTAATGGCTTTCCAAGTCCGTTTAATCAAAGTAGCGAATTAGTGGTTTATGCTTTAATCAGTCAGCGCACCAGCAGTATTGACACATTGGATTCTGTACTTACAACAAAACTTACTCCGGGCGAATTAATATGGACAGACGATAGCGGTAACGGCAAATGGGCCAGTTGGATGTTTAATCCTACCTACACAATATCGGATGTAAACAACTCGGCCCCGCAAAATCAGTTACGATTTGGCAATACTATTGCTATGAACAACAAAGGTACACTAGCCGCGGTTGGTTCTAGTTTTGGAGAGTTAATAACATACGACAAGGTAGGCACAGTCACTCCATGGGTCCAGCGTCAAATCATAGCGTCTCCATTCATTGCAACAAATATTGTTGCGTTGACTACTGGTAATACTGTACTCAACAGTACTACGGTGACTATGTCTAGTGCAAATGCTTCCATGATAGGCGGATTCATAGATGGCCCGGGTGTTCCGTATGACACACTGGTAACGGCAGTAAATAACGGAATCAGTATTACAATTAGTCAAAAAGCAAATGCAACAACTACAGTTTCAACTTTTACAATTGTAACAAATCCAAATCCTGCTACAGTAATAGCAACTTCAATAGCATTTTCAGCAGACGGCAAGTGGATGGCCAGCGGAAGTCCGTTGGCTGGGTATGCTGTAACAGATTTTTTAGGAGCATACAATACTGCCAATGTATATGGTCCGGGTCTAATTGTTTCAACTGGGTCTGGTACTAGTACAACATACTGGCAAGCGTTGAGCAACGTTCCAACAAACAAACCACCTGCAAGTAACTTAGCTTATTGGACTCCGATTTATTATTTGCCAGTTGATTCATACGGAACTTGGTCCATCAACGATTCGTATCTTGAGAACACGTTGGTTGTTTATAAATCAAAAGTATATAAGAATGTTGTTCCTGCAACAACGCCTGGCTTGCCTTCGATCTATGGTCAAACAACAATCAATGTGTTGAGTACAAATGGTGCAAGCTATATTTTGACTGCTGATACAACAGCGGGTCTTGCTCCAAATTATCAAATTATCTTTACAGGTAATGTGTTTGGTGGAATATTATCTGGTGGTTTATACTATGTGTCTACAGTTCTTAGTAGCACCACATTCACAATTACAGCACTACAATACAGCACATCTCTAGCACCAGTCACAACTGCGTACGGATCGATGCAAGCTACTCAGCAACCGCAACCATCACCGGGTGGAAATAATCAGTGGGCAGAGCAAAGTGTTCAGGCTGGCCCAGTTGGTCAGGGTGTGATTAGTTTGTATAAGAAAGATCCCAATAATATTTACGGATTGGTTGACACTATTATTAGCCCATTCCCTACAGCAAATGAAAACTTTGGCAGCAAAATTGTATTTGGAAATGATACAGTATATGTATCGGCTCCGGGATATGGTGGTGTTGGTCGAGTTTATAAATTGAAATATGCAACCACAATACAAGCTCAGAGTGCATATAATCCAGTTGGCAGTACTAATTCTACAATAGTAGTCACCAGTACCGCTGGAGTTCGTGCTGGTATGTATGTAATTAATCCAGCGTTCACTAGCGAACAAACAGTGGCACAGGTGTTGGATTCTCGTACGGTAATACTGAGTGGCAGTCCAAATAGTATTCCAAGCGGAATTATAAAATTTGCAATTGTTGGTTGGGGATACGATTTTACAGAAATATACAGCGGTACACAAACCGGTGCGGCCTTTGGAAATTCTATTAGCCTGAGTCAGGATAATCTTACATTGGCAATTGGTGCAGATACTGGTACAATAAACGGTGTACTTAACATTTATAAAAATACAGGTACAGGATTTAATCCAGCGTTGCCTTTAATACCTATTCCAGGCACTACCAAAAACTTTGGTATCAGCACCAGCATTTCCGACGACGGAACATATATTGCAGTAGCAGACGACAGTGCCACAGTTGGTGGCGTAATACAACGAGGAGGTGTTACTGTTTATAAATTTAATGGTACCACATACTTGCCGTATCAAACATTGATACCTCATCAGCCAGAGATCAATGGTCATTTTGGCAATAAGTTATCGTTCATGAACAATTACGAAACTCTAGTAGTTTATAGTCAATATGGCGATACAATTATTACAACTACATTTGACGATAAGACAACTACATTTGATAAAAACAGCACATCTTTTGTATTCACACAAACCAATAGCGGGCGTGTTGATATTTACGATTTGTATGCTACCAAGTGGGTGTTCAGTGAAAGTTTAACCAAATCGAATCCAGTAAAAACAGCAGGCAATTTTATTAGAAATAATGTTTACCAAATTTTAACTCTTGGTACTACAGATTTTACAACAATTGGTGCAAGCACCAATACAATTGGAGTGACTTTTACAGCAACAGGTGACGGATACGGTACAGGTACCGCGGCTCTGGTCACTAACGAGACTTTGATCGACGATGGCTACGGAGTGGGATTTGCGGTAGGCTCTAATCATATCTTAATTGGAGCACCAGAATCAATCGACCAAGGATTTAATTCAGGTAAAGTTTATGATTACGGTAAACCAAACAACACATATACCTGGACTATCGATCATTCTGAAGTTGATAAACCTGATGTGACAAAAATTAAACAAGCATTCTTGTACAACAGAGTAACTGGAGAATTAGTTACACATTTGGATGTTATTGATATTGCACAAGGAAAAATTCCAGGGCCTGCTGACGAAGAAATAATGTATAAAGCGTTTTACGATCCAGCTAGTTATAGTATAGTTAACGGAACCACAACGTCAGAATCAAGCACAGTATGGACTACCAAACAGGTTGGACAGTTATGGTGGGATGTGCGTACCGCAAAAGTGATTGATGCTTATGAAAATGATCCAGTATATAGAAATACCAATTGGAATACATTGGCAACTGGTGCCAGCATTGATATTTACGAGTGGGTTGAAACAAAACTAAAACCAAGCGTATGGGACACCCAAGCAGACACGCCAGCTGGATTAACTAATAATATTAGTGGAAAAAGTTTGTATGGTGATTCAAAATACAGCATCAAGACAACTTACAATACAGTAACATTATCCACTGTTACAACTTATTATTTCTGGGTTAAAAATAGAAAATTTACTCCTAGTGTTCCAGGCCGATATATGTCTGCACAAGATGTGTCTAGCTTGATTGCAAATCCTCGAGGACAAGGATACACTTATCTTGCATTAACTGGGCTTGATAGTTTTAGTTTGGTCAATGCTAAATCCTATTTAAAATCCAATGAAGTTGTATTGAGTGTTGAGTACTGGACTGGCGATAAAACAGACCAAAATGTGCATAGCCACTGGAATATTATCAGCGACGACCCAACCACTTATATTCCGTTACCAATCGAACAAAAATGGATTGACAGTCTTTGCGGCAAAGATACAGCAGGTCGAGAAGTTCCTGATTTAAGTTTGCCAGTTAAACTACGTTATGGCATTGAAAACAGACCAAGACAGGGCATGTTTGTCAACAGATTTGAAGCATTAAAACAATTTGTCGAAACAGCAAATCAGATATTACTAGCAAATCAGATTGTTGAAGAAGCTAGTATTACAGCGTTGCAAGGATATGATCCACAACCAACTGTAATATCTGGATTATATGATGTCACTTTCCCTACAGATGCTGAACTGGTATATGCCAGTACTGGTAGCTTTACTAGAGCCGTGATTGTGCCGGTAGTTGCTGATGGAAGAGTTACTGGAGTAACAGTGATTAATTCAGGCAAGGGATACCTAGTAGCACCTTACCTTACAATTGTGGGTGTGGGTGTAGGAGCAAAAGTCAGAGCTACTATCAACACCAAAGGACAAATCACAGGAGCCACTGTGATAGCAAGTGGTGAAGGATATAGTGATACTACCACTACCATCAATGTGCGAGATTACTGTGCATTGGTACAAAGCGATAGTCAAGCAAACGGCAATTGGAGCATTTATAGCTATGATCCAACACAGAGATCTTGGGCAAGAATTTTAACTCAAAGTTATGATGTGAGACAATTTTGGAATTATGCAGATTGGTATGGTTCTTATACTGACACCACAGGTAAGGTAATATTTACAGCTTCGCAATTTACTGTTGCAAAATTTTCAGTAGCCACTCTAACAGACTTAAATGGCATTCAACCTGCCATTGGTGATATTGTCAAAGTTAGAACTACCAATGCCGGTGGCTGGGAATTACTTTACAAATATTCTAATTCTACCAGTGTAGATTGGACACAGTCGTATGCTACTGTGGGTATTCAGAACGGTACTATCCAACTGAGTAGCAGTTTATATAACCTATCTAATACCGATTTGGGATTTGATAACACAATTTATGATAGCAACAGCTATGATAAAGTTGCAAGTATCGAGTTAAGAATTATTTTGGACACACTTAAAAATAAGATTTTTACACAACATACTAGCCTCAATGGTGCATATTCAGATTTATTTTTTGCTAGTGTGCGATATGCGTTGAGCGAACAACCGTATGTAGATTGGATTTTTAAAACCAGTTTTGTTAAAGCACAGCACAATGTGGGACCATTGAATCAGCCAGTTACATATCAGGCTGACAATCTAGCTAATTTTGAAGATTATGTAAATGAAGTCAAGCCTTATAAGACCAAAGTACGCGAATATGTCAGCAACTATGACAGTTTAGATCCAGCACAGTTACCAATTACTGACTTTGATCTGCAACCAATCTATCAAAATAATGCTTTAGCAGTTATTGACACTTTTGTAAGTAATGGCAAGTTAGCAACAAATAATTCTATAGTACAGCAATATCCGTGGAAATTCTGGTTGGATAATGGCGGCTTTGAAGTGATTGAATTAAAACTAACCAGCAGTGGTTCCAAATATATAACTGAGCCTCAGGTGATCATTACCAGTGATAGCGGTAGTGGAGCAACAGCTAGAGCGTTTATTTCCAATGAAAAAATCAATAGAATTGTACTGCTAACTCCAGGCAGTGGATATTTGTCAGCACCAAAGGTAGAAATCCGTGGCGGCACATTGATAGATGGAACCAGCGCAACTGCAAGTGCTATTATTGGCAATAGTGTTGTTCGCGGAACGATGGTTGGTATCAAATTTGATCGAATCAATTCTACATATTTTATTACACAACAATCCAAAACTGAAACATTTACTGGTACTGGCAGCAGACAACAATTTTTGTTAGTATGGGGCCCTGATATTAAAATAGGACAAAGCACCGTATACATTGATAACATTTTGGCATTGCGAGACAGTTATGTAATGTATGTTGTCAAATCAACAAGTTTGGGATATACCACATATTCTGGAATTATACAATTTGATACAGCTCCTAAAAAAGGTAGTTCAATCAGTGTAACTTACATGATCGATCCTTCGTTGATGCAAGCAACTGATAGAATACAATATTTGTATAATTCTGCCACAGGCGAATTGGGAAAAGATTTATCACAGTTAATGACAGGCGTTGATTACGGTGGCGTAATTGTTGATGGAACTGGATTTCAAATATCCAACGGTTGGGACAGTTTACCTTACTATTCAGATCAGTGGGATTCTTTTGACGAAACATTTAATGATTATAGTGTAGTTGTTGGTGCTGATACACACGCATTTACATTACCTTATACTCCTGCCGCCGGCGTACAGTTAACATTGTACAGAAAACAAAGTAATACAGAC